GTCCAGTCAATAGGCGTGGTAGAAGCCCTAAATGCGTACCCTGCTCTGGTCATTTGCCCAGCAAGCCTCAAACTCAACTGGCAAAAGGAACTCAATCGATGGACGCCGCATCGAAGCGTTCAGGTCCTGGCCGGCAAAACACGAGTGCCGCTCAAGGCCGATGTCGCCATCATCAACTACGACATCCTGCCTGCGTGGGTAGATGCTTTTCGGGACTACAAAGCCATCATCCTTGACGAGTCGCACTATGTGAAGTCCCAGACGGCTGCTCGGACCAAGGCCGCCATCAAACTCTCGAAGAAGGTGATTGCCCCGGATGCAGCACGCATCTTGCTGACGGGTACGCCGGTGACGAATCGACCGTCGGAGTTAGCGACGCAACTGGATGTTGTCAACAGGCTCAACGAATTTGGCGGATACATGGGCTATTACCGCACCTTTTGCGCCGCATTCAAGGATCGGTGGGGTCATTGGCAGATCTCGGGCGCATCAAACCTTGATGTCCTCAACGACCGGCTTCGAGCGGCCTGCTATGTCAGGCGGACCAAAACTCAGGTGCTGCCGGAACTGCCGGCTGTGATCCATAGCCCAGTCGTTGTTGAAACAAGCGTTGCGGGACTGCGGGAGTACAAAAAGGCGGAGGCGGACATCATCGAGTATGTGATGACCCGGGCAGCGGAGATCGCCATCGAACTCGGCGCATCGCCAAAGTCAGCAGCGGTCCGGGCAAAACTGCGTGCTGAGGCAAACCAGCATCTGGTCCGCATCTCGGTTCTTCGCAAACTTGCCGCTAAGGCGAAGATGGCTTCGGTACACGAGTGGATTGACGCTCGCATTGATGCTGGTCAGAAGGTTGTTGTCGCCGCCCACCACAGAGAGGTGGTTGATGAAATCGCCCAGAAGTACGGAAACCTGAAGATCCAAGGTGGCATGAGCCTTGATGAGGTCGAGGCGAACAAGAAGGCATTCCAGGAACTGCCGCTTGAAGACGCCCCGGTCATGGTTTTATCGATCCAGGCCGCGAAGACCGGCCACACCCTGACGGCAGCACAAGATGTCCTGTTCGTTGAGTTGCCTTGGAGTCCCGCAGACGTTGATCAGACCTACGGTCGATGCCATCGGATTGGGCAGCGGGGATCGGTAACTGCCACCTACATGCTGGCGGAGGGGACGATTGATCAGAAGATCTTCGACCTGATTGAGGAGAAACGGCTGGTTGTTGATGCCGTTACCGAAGGCGAGTCTGGGTCGGCTACTGCGAGCATTGCTCAGCAGATCCTCGGGTTGTTCACAGTCTAGGAAGGCGTTCCTTGACCCAACGGTCGCCGTTCCAGTACACCAGTCGCTTTACTTTGGCATCCACGAGTTCAGGGATACAGCGTTCGCATGGGTATGACGGCAGTAAGGCTCCTCGTGCGCCAAGTCGTGCGATGTAGACGACTGAACCCTCTCTGGTTCGTGGAGATTTGCGTAGAGCCGCTGATTCGGCGTGGGTTGATGCGTTTTCCCAGTCAATCATCGGACTATTGCGGATTTTGTTGTGCGCAACGGACCCGTTCTTTTTATTGACGACTGCCGCTCCCACACGAACACGATGCTTGGATTTGCGTGCTTCTTTGATGGCACGCTGTATCCAGTTCATGTCTGTCGCAGTGAGGTTCATCGGACGATGGCAGTGACCTTGTGGTTGTAGCGCACGGGAGCGTTTTCTGGACCCTTGATGTGAGGGTTGATCCAGATCAGTCGGTGCGATTCTTCGGACTCTACTGGTCCAAGTGTCGGGTAGTACTGACGACGCCAGTGTCCTCGAACTACAACACGCCACTGAAGTGTGTAGCCCTCAGTTTCGTGCTCGGCTTTGTTGCGAGCGCGGCGTAGGCGAAGAACGGAGATGAATGAGTCTTTCTTCTCTCCTGTGAAGCGTTCCACCGCACGGCGGTCGCTACGGGGAATGTCTGCTGTCGGCGTCGGGAGAATGATTTCCTGCCACGCAAAACGCATGAGTGTCAAGAAGAAACGACGGATGAATGAGATCGTGGAGATCAGTTCAGGTGTTTCTGCCTGAAGTATGGAGTATTCGGCGGAGTCTTGAGTTGCCCAAGGACGACCGAACCCCCATGCGTGATAGTCAGTACAGATGAGGTTGTCAATCGTTCCCTTTGGGTGGATCACATCAATGGGATCAATGGCTTGACCGGTTTCCTGTTCAGCAACACGATTGTAAGTATCGATGTAGATGCTTCCGGCTGGGCCGGCATCAGTGAAAGCAATGAGGTGAATGCCGGGCACTGGCTCTTTTGAGTCGTGGGCGTTGATCAGCGTCTGTCGCCAAGCCAACCCACGAAGCCCGAGTTTGATTCGGTCATCAAGTATTCCAGTGGTTGGGTGGTAGTCATTGATGATGAGAGGTGTCTCAAAGATGAGTAGCCCGTGTGGGGCGAGCAGGTCTGTTTCAAACAACGGTTCGGGTTCCATTGTTTCGGCGGCTGCCATGATGAGTGACATGACTTCTTCGGAGACAAATGTCGGGTCGCAGTTGCCTGTGATCTTGCGAAGAACTTCAAGGATGACTTCTGTCAATGGCGTGTCGTTGAACTTGAGTTCACGAGGGGCATTCAGCCCTGTTGAGGTTCCGTCAATGAAGTGAGGCTTTTTCTTCCCGTCAGCGGAAATGTTGCCCATCTGGTGTTCAGTCCAAATCAGCGAGCGGGCGATTGCTCGTATGTTTGACGAAAAGAAGTTGTCTTGCCCACCTTGAAGATTGATGAGGGCTTGCTTCACTTGTTCAGCAAGTGTGAGGTGCGAGCGAACTGCTCCAGGGATGCTCTGGTTCATCTGCGACATGTAGATAAATCTAATGAGAGCGTCAAGGAAAAGCAACGCTTCTACAAAAAAGCCTCTGACCAGCGGTTATGTGCCGATTTCAGATAAATCCAACGAGTCAGGTTGTCTACCAACCCCATTTGAGATAAAGTTATCCAAACCACCTACTACACGAACAGGAGACACAGTGGCACACGAACTGGAAATCAACGAGGACGGGCAAGCCCGCTTCGCCTACAACTCTCGTGGGGGAGCACCATGGCACAAACTCGGAGTCGCAATTGAAGGACTTCAGGATGTGGACACCATGCTTCGCCTCGCCGGAGCCGACTACACGGTCCGCCTCACCAAAGTCGCCGCTGTCGATGACGACGGCAACCTGATCCTCAACCCGGATGGCACGCCGGTGATCATTGAAGACTCGCAGGCAACGATCCGCCAGAACGAGAACGGGACTTACAAGGACCTCGCAACTGTTGGTACTCGCTATGAGGTCCGCCAGAATCGAGAGGTCGCTGAGCGCGCACTTGCCGTCGTAGGCGCTGCCGGCGGAGATGCCGTCGTCGACACATGTGGAGTTCTTCGAGATGGTCGTCGCTTCTTCATGACCATTGATCTCGGCGCACTCATCATTGATCCCCTCGGAGTCAACGACAAGATTGATCGCTACCTCGTGGTTTCATCAGGACACGACGGTATTTGGCCGATCCGCTACGCAAATACCGATGTTCGGGCAGTGTGTAACAACACAGTCATGCTCGGACTCAAGTCAGCCCAGCGTGTCTTCACCGCCCGCCACACTCGCAATGTGGACTTTGCCTTGGAAGACGCTCGTGAAGTTCTTCGCATCTCGGTTGACTGGGGCAAGTCGTTCTCGGAAGCAGCAGAAAAGATGCTGTCAATCCCAGTTGGCCCTGTTCAGGTAGACAAGGTGCTCAACACCATCTTCCCGGCGAAAAAGGACGAATCTGATCGCCAAAAGAAGAATCGAGACAACACCTTGACGCTCATTCGTGCGGTGTACGCCAACCCTCGCAACTCGGCTGGCTACGGACAGAACGCTTGGTCGCTCTACAACGCTGTCGTGGAGTATCTGGACCACCATCGTGAAGCCGACGAAAAGGATCGTGCCATCGCAACCATGGACGACAACTCGTGGGTAAACCGCATGAAGTTGGATACCCATCAGGCTGTCATGGCTCTCGCCTGACCTCCATCATCTAAACTCGTGAAAGGGGGCTGGGGCATTCCCAGCCCTTTTTCATGTGCGGAGGAATCAATGGACGAGAACGAGGATGTGCCAGTTGTTGACATCGGTTTCGGAGTCCGGCTCTGCGAGAACCTGCTGGAAAACATGTCTAACGACCTCGGGTCAATCATCGTCTACGACATGCTGGTCGCCATTGACCGAGTCCAGAAGTGGCACACCGACATCACCGGCAGCCAGGCGGAAGTTGAGCAGATCCTCCTCGAGAGGCACGGCGCATTTGACTCAGAGATTTGGCACAAGGTCCAGACCACCAAGGCGTGGCGGGACTTCCATGAGAAGATCTACTCGCTCAGTAAGCGCTTCCTGAATCAGGCGGTAGATGAGGTAGTCCAAAGGGAACTTCTAGGCAGCGAATGAATTCCCCGCCCTCCTCGATGGGCTCATGATCCATTTCATTCGGGTCGTACATCAATCCGCAGTCAAGGCATCTGATCTTGGGGTTGTGCCGCTTCCCACCCTTTTTGCTCACAGGGGCTCCAACTTCATGGTTGCCGTCAGCGTGCCGGCCCCTTCTTGATACTCCACGACCTCAAAGTCCAGTACTTCCAAGATCAGGTTTGCCACATCACCCATGCGATCAACCAGTTCAGGCCGGTCGTCTTCTGGGGCGTTGTCCACATCAGCCAGATCCAGGAGGATTCCTCGGATCGTGTCGAGGACGCCCAGGCGCGCATCGAAGATTTCTCCAGACATGGGTGGAATCCTACCACAGGCTGCGATAGTGTCTGGTCCGTCGGGAAGTCCCGACACTTACACGAGGAGGATACGAAGATGTCAGGTTCGCCTGCAACATTCACCGGCAATGTCACCGCCGACCCGGAACTGAAGTTCCTGAACAATGGGACACCGAAACTCACTTTCGGCATCGCTGTCAACCACTACTGGACCGACCAGGCTGGCGAAAAGCAGGAGAAGACCTCCTACTTCAATGTGGTCGTCTGGCGTCAGTTGGCTGAAGACGCGGCAAAGATCCTGGAAAAGGGTATGCGCTTGGTCGTTACCGGTCGCCTTGAACAGCGTTCGTATGAGGGAGACGACGGCAAGAACCGCTCAGTCGTTGAACTGATCGCTGATGAGATTGGCGCATCTGTCCGTTCGCTTGAGTCCGTTGTGCGTGCGAAGCGTGCGCCTCAGGGTGAGTCGGCATCCAAGCCGGCGTCAAAGCCCAAGGCGAAGGTTCCCGCAACACAGGACGAACCGTTCTGACCTGACCCACCAACCAGGTCAAAGAAGAAGCCCCCCGGTCA